TGCAAACAGGACTAAGACCAGAAGGTATCCAAACGACCCTGATGATTGAGACTGATTATCCACATTAGGCCTATCAAGTAAGCGACTACGAAAACTACCGCTACCGTCTCCAGCACCCTGTCCAGAATTTGATTTTTTAACCTTTGTCGCCGCCATGCTTTCACCCGCTTTTCGTGCAGTTCACGAGCCGCTTGCTCTGACTTTTGATCCAAGAGCCGCTGGTACTCTTCTACGATGTCACGCCACATATCAGGCATTCCCATCTCCCAGCGCACCATTTTCTCTAAGTCAGCGTAAAACTGCTTGGTCTGGCGCAGATACATTACATTGTCTATGGCTTGTGTGGCAAGGTCGTCTTTAATCCCCTTTTTCTGATTGTCTTCCCGTTGTACTTCTGCTTTCTCGTGGCTGGCCTCTAACTCTGCGTGGCCTTTGAAAAACTTTGACAGTGCGCCGCCCACTTCCGTGGTGATCTTTGTCAGATCATTGCCCGTCTTCTTCAGGTCTTGATAAACGGCAACGCACCCTTTTATGCCCTCATAGGCTCCCTTGCAAAGTGCGAATGCCGTGATTGGATCAATTTGTTACCCCAAGGCCGTTTTAATTTTGTCAGGGGTGGTAGCAGCATCAATAGCCACCTGCATTGCTTCGTATTTTTTTCTTAATTCTTGTCGCCGCGTTTCTGCTGCAACATAGTCGTTGCCTGGAATTTGCTTCATTATGATCTCGTCATACGGCTTAAATTCTTTTTCACGGGCGCTTCGGCGTAACCCGTGCGCAATGGTTTTTGCTTTTGTGATGTTAATTACTATGCTCATGCTTGATACTCCCATGCGTCCCGAAATGTACGGTCAGTAGGTAGGTCTGCCACATCAATTATCTTGAAGGGCTTGCCCGCAGGAACATCTTTAGCCGCAAGCACTTCTATCGTGTTCCCTGCATGGGACAACCACTCAGGCGTAGGGGTGACTACAGCCACTCCGCCTTCATCTGTTGGGTAGATAATGTGTTTTGTCATGACGCGTTCCTTTATCGAATTATTGCAACGTATGTGCCAACTGCGGGGCTTTGCCCTGAACCTGGGCTGAAAGTGGTAACTTTTACACTTCCCGCAAACTGAGCTGCTGAAGGTGTTCCCTGAACATTGACCCCCCGGTTTGCCACCCCGTCATCACTGGCGCAACCTAAAACAACGTAATTAGCGTCAGGCATAGCCGTTGAAAAGTTAATAGTAACTATTGCTGTACCCCCGTCCGTAAGACTGCTTACATTACCACTGGACGTAATTGAGGGCGTAGAGGGCACTGTATCGTCGTACATAACCCATGCTCGGACTGAGAAAGAAGGGGCCGATCCCGAGGCTGTAGTGAGGGCTGTGGCAGTTGTTGCCGTCGTAGCAGTTGTTGCCGTCGTAGCAGTTGTAGCTGTTGCCGCATTTCCCGTTGTGTTTTGGTTTAGCGTAGGAAAACTTGTCAAACTTGCAGCAGACCCATTGGGGGCCAAAACATCCGTCCCAATCACCAACCCAAGGTTTGTCCTAGCTCCAGATGCGGCGGTTGCTCCCGTACCACCAGAAGCAACAGCCAGCGTAGCGGACAGGCTTCCAGCCGAGCCAGTTGTATTTTGGTTAAGCGTAGGAAACGTGCAATTAGCTAAGTTGCCTGAAGTAGGTGTACCCAAAATAGGAGTGACAAGCGTTGGGCTTGTGGCAAGCGCGTTTGCCCCAGAACCCGTGGAAGTGGTTACGCCCGTACCGCCGTTGGCCACAGCCAAGGTGCCCGTTATGTCTGCTGTACTCAGGCTGATTGCATCCCAACTTGTGTTTGTACCATCAGTTTGTAAGTATTTGTTGGCATTGCTTGTTTGGCTTGGAAGCAGTGCGTTTAAGGCGGCGTTGGCTGTAACTTGCCCTGTACCGCCGTTGGCGATGGCCAGCGTGCCTGTCAGATTGGCTGCTTGCAGTTCGTAGAAGTTGGTTGCATCCGACCACACCATGACTTTGGAGTTGTTGGTGACCGTAACCCCTGTGCCCGCTGCCGTGGTGTTACCAATAACAGACGAGTTGTAGATGGTCATTGACTGGCCGCTGTTGTTCCAAACAATGTACGCTTTGGAGGCAGGGGGCGCATAGACGGCAAAGGCCGCGCCAGTCGTGGTGGTGAACCGCAACATGGCATACACAGCTTGGTTGCTTGCTGCCGTAGACGTTGGGCCGTTGGTAAATGTCAGGGCTTGGTTGGCGGCAGTGACACTGACCGTCTGGTACCCGGCAACGGATGTGTCTAGGATGTATGCCAGATTACTGTTGGTCGTGTCTCCCCAAGTACCTGCTTGGGTGCCATCACTGGGAAGTTCTATCCGAAGACTTGATGAATACGTACTCATTGGTTTTCCTTAGCGGGTTCTTCTTTGGGCACTTGCGGATCAGCTTGGCTTTTGATTGTAAGCGCCAAAGCCATTGCATTGGTCTTGGATGGGAGTTCCCCCAAAGCCCCAAGGATCATGTTTACAGCGTCAATTGGCAGTTCCAGTTTAATCATTTGTTTTCCAGTGCAGTGATACGGGTTGTCAGGGATTGAATGAGGGCTTGTTGTTCTTGAATTGCTTTGAATGCAAGGGAAACCATATTTCCATAGCGCACAGCATCGGGCGTTCCGTCATCTGCGTATTCAACAAATTGAGATAATCCAAGGGCATGAACTTCTTCAGCAATTAAACCGCCATATGTTATTCCCTCCTCTACGGGATTTTTTCCTTCATATGTGACGGGTCTAAGGGCAAGAACATCCGACAAGCCATATTGCGCATCAAGTACATTCTTTTTATATTTCAAAGATGATGTTGCACGGGTAAATCTACCATCCGACCCAACGCTTACATTTGCGGTTCCAACAGATTCGTTATAAACACCAATTGCAGTAAAAGACGAACCGCCAGACCTAGTAATTGTTACCACACCTGCCGAGCTAATACTCACACGTTCAGTTGGCGTTGTAGTTCCACCTGTTGAAAATGTAATTGAAGCAGTGGAAAAAGTAGTGGCAATGTTCATGTTGCCAGTAGAAGTGTTATACATCTCAATGTATGAGCGTGAGCTAGTAGTTGCATTACCAAAAATAGTTCCGCTAGTACCGGGAAGAAGAATATTTCCGGCCCCTGCATCTGCTGTTGCCCCAATAGACAATCCACCCGCCGCACTAAGGGTCATTGCGTCAGTAAAAGAAATTGCCGTGTTTGCCGTGCCAACTGTTGCGGCGACTTGCCATATATGAGTTGCTTGATTTAAAGCGTATCTTGCGGCGGCAGAGCCTGTGGCAATATATTGATAGGCTCCTGCGGCACTGTTGTAGTAAACATTGTTTCCAATAAATGTTTGAGTGTTTGAGGCGGAAAAAGCCTTAGACGCAAATGCTCCAGTTTGACCAATTTGAAATCCAAAAAATCCACCAGACCACCCAGCACTAGGAGTAACACCCACACCCACATTCCCGCTTGCATTCGTCACCAGATTGCCGTTGCCCACATTGAGCGTGTCTGTGCTGGCATCCCCAAGGATGGTGTTGCCTGTGGTGGTCAGGGCAACGATGGTTGTTGAGCCTGTGTTTGTAAGTCCTGGGGTGGTGATCCCAGTGGTTCCGTCTAGCGTGATCGCCATGGTTATGCTCCTTGTGATTGTGCGGCCACTTGTGCTTGATACGCCGCAATGACTTCAGCAGTCCAAGCCACATTGCAATGAGCAACGACATTGGCAGGAATGCCCGTCAAGTTTTGATCGGGAATAAGAGTTGAACGATTGTAAGTTTTGCTCAGTTCTTTGCCATCTTCCATAATGCGAGTGGCTTCACGGTAAAGAATAGTGCCGTTCTCAGTTACTGTGATTTGGTCGATGTTGGTGATTTTAGTGAGTGACATGGTGGTTCCTTAATTAAGCTGTTAAATATGTGATGTTGAAATTTATGCTTGAGCCGTTGATTACGTCAGCATTTGTAGCGGCGGCATAGCTACTGTTTGTTGCAGTACCAAGAGTTATTTTGTATAAATTCATAACGGCAGTATTGTTTTGCACAAAGGGAACCATGACCGTGCCTGTGGTTGCACTTGCAGGCAAACAACCTCCAACGCTTCTATTTTGTCCATTTGTTTGGTCTGCGGCGGCAGTAAAAGGCAATGTAAAAGTTAGTGTGGTTGAGCCAGTAGAGCCAGTTATTTGCAATAGCCCAACAACATTAACGACATTACCAACTTTTGTGTATTTAAATGCTTTGTAACTATTATCAAGTGTAGTGTTGGCATTTGCTGTTGTTGTAAACGACCCCTCCTCATAATCATCCAGCGTGTTTGCGTCAGTTGATGCATTTGGAGTTGCGGGGAATTTTATTTGGCCTGCGGATGCGTTGGATATGTCTAATATTGCGTTAAAGTTGAACGTGCTGCCAAGTAAGTCAAGAGGCCCAGCAAGATTCGTTGTACGGTTGTACACGGACAGCTTCTGTGTTCCACTGCTGGCGTACATCTCCAATCCAAGCCCAGCAAGTGTTCCCGCAGGTAGCGCCGCCGCCGTGCTTTCTACACGGAAGATACTTGTACCCTGTATTAAGGCTCCGGTAGTCGTGATTAAGTCCCGCAACGTCCCCGTCCCCGTAGCACTCAGCGCTCCAGTGACTGCAAGGCCACTGGTTAACGAGACGACTTGGGCCGTGCTAATACTTACCGCCGTTGTCCCGTTGGTCTGGAGTGCCAAAACGCCTGTGGAATCTGCGGACGATTTCAAGCCAGCGGAGCCGCTGACTACGCCGTTGTCTGCGTTGATTGATGAGGCCATTTATGCGCTCCAAGGAAGAGGGGTGTTCTGTGGGCTGACAGGCGGGGTAATCATGCTGTCGATCTGGCCCTGCACACAGGCTTGTGCGCTTGCCATAGCTTGTTCTGGAATCCAGCCAATGACGATGGCTTCTGTCAGGTCTGCATACGGGATGAAGGTCTCGGCCTGATTGGAATCAAAGGTGGTGTTGCCACCGATGCTGGCAGTGTATTCCCCGTCCACGCCCGTGACTTCCCACAACACATTGACCACATAGTTGGGATCAGGCTGTTGCAGGGTGTACATGGCCGTAATGGTCGTGGTGAAGGTGGTCATGCTGATGCTCCGTTGATTTGGGCTTTGAGGCTGTCAACCTCTGCTTTGAGTTCTTGGATGGCCTTGACAAGCACTGGAATCATTTTGGTTTCAGTAATTTTAAGACTCTCTTCCTGCTCATCATCTGCAATTAACAAGTCTTTTTCTACTGCGCCAAATTCTTTCTCTAATGCAATAACATCTTGAGCCAAGAAACCAAGTTGAGTTTTAAGTTGTTTTTTACTGCCGTCAGGGGCTGTATTATCTAACGCATAAGAACTGCGTTTATCCCATTTAAATGTTACTGGTTTTAACCTATTAACAAAATCTAAACCATAAGTAGCTTGGGCAACATCAGCTTTATCTCTAGCATCAGATGTAACAGTGAAAGCAACTTGTATATAGGCATTGGTAGTTAAACTATTACCAATTACAACTCTGTCGCTTTGGGTTGTGATGTGAAATACAGTGTGGGTGTTTGTTCCAGCATAGTGACCTAAGCAAACATTTCCATTTCCAGTTGTAACAGTCCTGCCTGCGGAGTTACCAAAATAATTATTATTCTCTGCACCACCTTGTGTTGAATATCCTGCTTGGTAACCTACAGCGGTATTTAGACCATTGCCAGTTGTCAAGGTGTACAGAGCCTGATAGCCTACAGCCGTGTTGTTTGAGGCTGTGGTGTTGGCTTGGAGAGCGTAAGTGCCTACGGCAGTATTAGATGAGCCTGAATTTGTGCTTGATAAAGCAGTACGCCCAACTGCCACATTAAATTGCCCAGAAGTGCAACTTGATAAAGCGGAGTCCCCAACCGCAGTATGCTCACCGCCAGTAGTAGCCCCTTGCATTGCGTTATGCCCTATAGCGGTACAGTTTCCAGCAGTTACTAGATAACCCGCACGGTAGCCAAGGAAGGCATTGGATGTTGCGGTAATTTGACTATACCCCGCTTGATAACCTACAGCAGTGTTGTTTGAGGCTGTGCTGTTGTTTTCTAGTGCAGAAGTGCCAATAGCAACGTTTTTAGAGCCTGTTGTATTTTGATACAACGAGTAAACACCTAATGCAGAATTCTCTTGTCCTGATATTGTTTTAAAACCTGAATTAAAACCCACTGATGTATTCTCTACACCAGTTGTATTGACTACCAAAGCACTAGAGCCAATTGAAGTATTCCTTGCACCACTCGTATTAGCCGCCAAAGCACTTGCACCCACCGCAGTGTTGGTGGCTACAGAACCTGCGCCACGGCCTACGGTGATGCCCTGGACTGAAATGCTTGAACTGAATGTAGAACTGCCCGTGTAGGTCTGCGTCCCAGCAAACGTCACCGCTTGGCTTGCGTCAATCGTCAAAGCCGTAGTCGGCGTAGCGCCCGTTTGGAACACCAGCGTGCCCGTGGTGTCTGCCGTGACCTTATAGGCCGTGGTGCTTGTGGTTGAACTTGAAATGGTACTCATATGATTACGTGCCTTTGACCCGATGCAATGGTTAAAACCACACCGCTGTTGATTGTCAGTGGGCCAACAGTAAATCCGTTCTGCCCTGTGGAGATTGTCCCGCTTACTGTGGCAGTATCTGCATTAAGAAGCACCGCGCCAATACCGCCGCCAATAGCATTAGCCGTAAATTCCGCCGGGTACGTGACAAACACATCTTTTGTACCAGAAGAAAAACTTAAAGCTGAAGGCTGTGTAGCCGAACTGTTTGATATAACCGTAGTACGGGCAAGAGTTGTACCGGATGTTGAGTACGTACCAATTCCAACTTCCCATTCATTACCCGTCTGACCAGCAATTGTGTAATAGGTAGTGTTGGTGTTTCCAATCACGGCAAAAGACTGAAACCCAGTAGATGCCCCAAGAAGCGTCACCGTTCCAGTACCAGTCGTCGTGGTAGTTTCTTTTACCCGGTCTGCAAGTACGAAAGCCATTTCTTATCCTTAATCCGTCTCAACCAAAGACCAGTTGGATGTCTCTGCGTTGTTTACCAATGTCCAGCCAGCAGATTGAGAATTGTTGACATTTTGCCAGTTTGAGGTTTCGCTGTCATCTACCAACTTCCAGTAGACAGCAATCACGGTCCCAACTGAACCCGTCGCTTGAACACCTGACAGCGCAAAAGACTGTGTCAGCCCAACTAATCCAACGTTTCCAACCGCCTCATCCCCAGTCAGTGCGACTTCTTTGCCGTGGGTTACCGTCCCCGCAAACCCTGATGCCACTACTCCTGTTAGAGCAACCGAAATAGAAGGGGTTACCGTACCAACTTCGCCTATAGCCACATCGCCAGTTGTGGCATCCGACTCGTTGTAGATTACCGTCCCAACATTGCCAGAAGCCACTACCCCTGTTAGCGCGACTACGTTGCTCTGAACTACAGTACCTACAGCCCCAGAAGCCGCAACACCTGTTAAGTCAACAGCGTTGCTTTGGACTACTGTACCAACTGCACCAGAAGCTGAAACCCCTGTTATGGCATTGGCGTGCGTAACATCAACGGTTCCTACATTGCCAGCCGCAGACACGCCCGTCAGGGCAAGCGTGACATCTTGTGCGCCTAACGATGCGTACGGAGCCTGTGCGTATGCGGATATACCAAACATGGCTTACGGCCTACGCCGCCTCCGCATTAAGTTGTTGCTAAACGAATTAACGCCGCCGCAGTTGTATTAGCAGGCATCGTCAAGGTAAAGGTGCCCGCCGTAATCGTTTGCGAACCAAACGTGTGAGCACTGATCGCCTTGTTGCTTTGGGTCGAGTTGTAGATCAACACACAGTCAAATGCTGTGGTCAAAGTCACAGTGGTATAGATAAGCGAAGCGGAAGGCGTAAAGAAAGCTACACCTGCGGTTGCCGAACTGTTGGTTGAAGTTGGAGCCGTTGCATTTGTTACTGTCACACCACCAGCCGTATAACCTGTTCCAGACACTTCACCCGTGGCCGAATAGACCGTGGTGGCAGCATTGACAGTGGCTGAAGCCAAATACAGTGCCGCTTTGAGCGTGTCTGTAGTGGGCGCGGTCAAGCTGGTGCGTGAAACAAGCGTTGCAGTGCCAAGTTGATGCTCACCAAGCATAAGCTGGCTCATAAACGAAGTACACATTGATTGGGTGTTTGCCACGATAGTTCCTTAAAAAGATGCCACTGAGCTAGTGAGCGTTGCAGTTTTCTTCA